TTTTTTTTTTTTTTTTTTTTAAAAAATTGCTGTTCCACGCATCAGTATCGCCCACCGCCGAGCTCAACCGACTGACTCAAGGGCCTACAGTAATTGCGGAGGCCCCGCCGCTATGCGCTTCATTCTAAAAAACACGTCAAATCCAAAACATGGATGATGGCTAGTGGTCGACTTAAGATACACTATCCGATCCTGCGCGGCGTATAAACGCCGCGACTTCCTGTCGTACTGCTAGAAAGAGCACGATGATGGCTGGGACTACCAGCTGACAATGGCGGGCGCTCAGGAACGCGCTCCGCACGGCGCAACCCCGGAGGATTGCGGCTGTAGTCCCCGTCGTGCCTGAAGTGCCCCCGGCCCAAGACGCCAAAAGCGGCATCGAAGGCGGCACGTTCAAGCCCGGAAAGCCGAAGCTTCTTGCAGCCCAACGCTTCCATCGCGTTAAGGATGCGATTTAGGTCCGCCGAGGCGGCGCCCTGCGTGCGTTGACCTCTACGCCTAGAGGCCAAAAGCATGTCTGCAGCTCCCTGCAGTTTACCCCAGAAGTACACCTCGCGCTCCTCTTGGGTGCCGATGTGGGACAGGCTCCACAACAAGCCCTGCAGCTCCCACGTGTGGAGCGGCTTCCCCATAAGCCGGTCATGCGCCTTCAGCAACCAGGCGATCATTCTGACCCAGCTCCTACTCGCCAAAATGGGCATGGCTGCCAAAGGCAGCACACGCGCATACTGCGTGTAGGGGAACACCACCCCCAACTCATCGCGCACCCTCGAAAAGCCCCAGTGGAACACAGCGCCAAAGCCGGGATGCCGGGTGAGATCGCCCAGGTCAGGATTCTGGTCCTGACGTTCAGCCATGCTGCAGTACTTAAGCAATCCATCGTACCTGGACTGCATAGCCTGCAACAGCGTAGGCGACACCCCCAACGTGGCGTTGGAGACATGGCGCAACAAGACACGATCGGCGGGTTGGAATTTTGCAGTAAGCTCGGCCGCGCGCTCAGGCCGAACTTTACCCATCACGGTCTTCAGCCGGCCCAAAAGCTCGACAAAAGCCCGTGCATCCTTACCCGCACGCATGAAAGGCGTGCCTGCCAGCCGCAACTCCTCCACCCCGTTCCGCAAACCCAACAGGGACAAATACCCCGCCGCTCCAACCACCCGGAACTTACCCGTGTACCCCCGCCGCTCCCCGCCGTCAGGTGACATCTCCCCCTTCCCCCCGCCCTCAAAACCAAGACCACGCCGCCGGCCATAATCACGCCACGCTTTAGAAAGAAGCGTGACGCCAAAATTGACATTGCCTTCGACATGCCAACTGGACAGGTGGAAAGCGGCCACCTCGCTGAGCGCCGGCCCCTCAAGGCCATGTACTGCGTACATCTCGGCACCCTGCGGTTCGTGAAAGCGCGTGGGCAACACGTATGCCGAAAAAGGCAATACGGGCAAACCCCGATAGCGCACCACAGTGAACGCTCCCCCCCATTCATTCAACACCATCGTCGACAACTCACGATTAAGCGCCGTGTCTGCGACTGATGAACGCCGACCCCCCTGGTCGATGTCCAACAACGCAGCCACCACAGGACGCCCAGCCCAGTTCACCTCCGCCAACCAACCATCCACTTCCGAACGCGTGAGACCATCGTCCACCTCCGCGACAACGGTCCTATACTTGTCACGCCAGCCCGGCGGCGCCGCGTGCTTCGGATCGCGATCGATGCCGAGCACACGATACCCCGCCTGGGCAAGCTCACGCGCCGCCACACCCGGCGAATCCCCAAAAACCAACACAACCCCATCTCCATCAGCCCCCGTGTCACCCAACCGCCGCAAAAGCGCAAGCAAACATCCAGCAACAGACCTACTCTTCTCCACCGCAGTCCCGCCCCGCAGAAAGAGGAAGTCGTCCAGGTGCTCCCCCAGCCCGTCACCTGTTGAGACATCTTCCTCAAACCCAACGTCATCACCCCTACCAGACACAATGGACACCACGTCGTCATCGGCCCCGTCCACTGCGGCACAAGGAGCGAGTGTGGTGAGGTTACCCCAGCCAACCTCGTGATCGGCGCCCGCCTCGATGACCGCCTCCTCGTCATCTTGCGCCATGATCACGACCTCCTGATGAGGTTCGGCCGTGCTCTTGAAGAAGTCGGCAAGCAACTTCTCCGCACCGCTGGTGATCACCTCTGCTTCCGCCGCCAAATCGAGGGACATGTCCTTCAAGAAGGAATAGCCCCCAGCATTGACACGTACAGGGACAGTGTCCCAAAGGTCCGCGTCATCAGGCGCGAGCGCAAGAGCTGCCCTTTGAACGGCGACCATAACGCAACTGGTCACCAGGACTTCGGTCTCGGCGGTCGCAACGCCTGCAGAGCGCCGGCCACAGCCGACAATCTCACACAAGCCCGCAAGATCACCAATCCGACACAGCCCACACGCCTCGCCTTCCCAAAGCTGGACAGGCCTCTTCAACACGCCCACATCAACAAAGCCCCCCATCCCGCCACCATCATAGTCGCGCAAACCGCCACCCGTGTTCCAAGGAACGACCGGAATGGCGGGGATCTTCTCCAGATTGACATCAATGATGCCATCCGAGCCCACATGCGCAGCCAGGTGGAAAGCGGTCTTCTCATCTAGAAGCCCACACTCAAGCCACCCCTCCTCGAAACCGCCACAAACGAAGAAATCAGAAACGGAAAAAGACATAACGAACCAGGGCAAAGACTTATGTGTATCTAGAGATACGATTGCTTTAAGCCCCCGCC